AATAAAGATACTATTGCGTGGCAAAATACTCAAGCAAATGATGATTTATCTCACTTCGGTGATTCAACAATTGTTCTAAAAGATTCCGTACTTGCAAATTCAACAGTTACTCCTGGAGATTCACTTGACTACGCTCAAGTAACTGCAATCCCTTACGAGTTAGCAGTAAGCGCAGACCCAAGCGCTCCAGTTCCAATGCATGAAAGAATGGATGTCGGTGCAACTGGACCAGAAGACAAGATTCCGGGACTTAATGGCGAGCAACCGCACATAGGAGAGTATTACGAAGTTCAAATTGGTGGAACGCATCCAACTGCATCAGACATTGAAAAAATTATTTTTACTAATGGAAGACCTTCAGACTCAGCAGTAAAAAAACTTGAATCACTTGGCATTTATTATGAAATTGCTTATCCAAACTTTGACTCAAAAAACTTTACAAAAATTGATTCAAGTTTAATCCCAGAAAAACCAAAACGATAATCATGTCAAGTGTAAACAAGAAATGATAGGATAAACACATGCCGAAAAAATATATTGCTATTGCGCAACAAGGAGAACGCTACATTGTAGCGGGTAAAAACGGCGACAAAGGTTACATTTACGACAATTCTTTAGATTCAATTTCAAATGAAATAAGTGTCCACGCTATACTTGGTAGAGGATATTGGAGTTTCATTGATGACCCAAGTAAAGATGTGCAGCAAAAAATAGATGAATTCTTTAACTCTGACAATTTAGAATAGTAGGTTTTTGAACCAAAAGTACTTACTATTATTCAAGTTTGAAGAAGACCAAGAGCGAGACTATCACGGACGATTTGCTGAAGAGAGTTCTGCTCCAATTGCTGGAATGAAACTTGGTGGTGAAGTACAAGCTGGCGACAAAATTACATGGGGTCGCCACGGAGATGTAACTGTTATTTCAATTAAACCTGAAGATAAGCCAGGTTCTTCATATCATAATGTTGTTGGAGTAAAAGACGATGGCACTCGAGTCAAATTCAACATTAGCGGCAACAAGCACTACCCATTAGTAAACGCGTCTGAAACTCGTGCTTCTGCCACTCAAACTGTCACTCCTCCAGTTGCTGTCGGGTCAAAGCCAGAAACTAATGCGGCGTTTGAAAAAGAAATTAAACAACTTACAAAAGAATACGACAAAATTGCTGAGCAATTACGAACTCCAGGTTCGTTTAGCACTCTTCAAGAACGTAGAGATGCTGCAGATAAAGCTCTTGAAATTACTCGTTTAATTGGAGCAAAAGTTACAACTGAAATTGAAAGACAATTTGAAGAAGCTCGTGTAAAAGCAGGCTTACTTGAAAGGCCAGACCAGAAAAAAGTTGATGAACTTCAAGAACGCTACTATAAATATGTTCAACAAGGCAAAAGATTAAATAATGCAATAGAAAAGATAGAGACACAAGTTAAGCAAGAGTATAGAGAAAACATGGTAAAGATTACAAATAAAGTGTTGTTTGATGCTCTTATTAAAGCTGGAATACCAGCAGAAAACTTACAACCTTACTCTAGAATGCTTGAGTCTCCAATTATTACTGGAAGTTCATATAATTCTCCACTAATAAAAGATGCAGGAGACATTGTTGTTCGAACTCTGCCTAATTATGCTACTGGCGTAACAACTCATGAAGAAGTTGGACGAGTATCTATGGCTAAACTTTATGCAGATAATGAAGAAGCTTTTCGTAATGCTGGCATTACTCTTGTGACTGCCAGCATGACAGATTACGCAAATACCAAAGAAGAACGGTACAAAACATTTTCTATAGTTCCACAATTTGATGTTATTCAAGCGCTAAGAAACCAAGAATTTGAACTTTTAACAGTGCCTAAAGAGGCAGTTTCTCAAACACTTATTGATAAGTTTGATAAGACTTACGGAGCGTATAGAGAATATCAAAAAGAAAGAATAAGTGCAATAACTAATTTTAAAGAAGAAGCAAGTGTTCTTGAAAAACAAAATGCGCCTCTAATTTCTTTATACGCAGAAACACAATGGAAAGTTCTCGGAAGTCTTCGCCAACTAGGAGGGTCTGGAGACATTCAAGCAAAACTTACAGGAAATGCAATTTTAGGAAAGCAATTATTTGATTCAATTTCGCAATACATTCCAAAAGACTGGATTGATAAAGGAAATAGTACACTTCCACAACTTGAAGTTGTTACTAAAGACACAATTATTGGAAGGTCATTTTTTCGTTCTAGTGAGCAAAAAATAAGATTGTTACTTGGTGGCTCTAATCTTAACTACCAAGTTTCTACAACTCTTCATGAATATATGCATTACATTGAGCATTCAATTAGAGATGTAAATGATGTTCAAAAAGCATTTTGGAGAGATAGGTGCCCAAAACAAAGAATAAATGCTAACGTTGGAGGAAATAAAGGAGACCCAGACAATTTTAGAATTGCGTACACTGGAACATGGTATGGCGCGACTGGCAACGAAATATTGTCTACTGGTATGGAAGGATTGCTAAAAAGTCCAATTGACTTTGGTGACATACGTCCACAAAAAGCTACTGGTTCAAAGTTTGTAGGTGGAAGTTACATGTATGGAGATAGAGACTTCCAAAACTTTATCTATGGACTAGTTATAGCAGCAGGTAAAAATAATGGATGAAATTCGTTGGAATGCAAGAGCAACATTTGATGATAGAGAACCCATTGACGCATCTCTTTCAATGGATGGGGAATTTACTTGTAGCGATGAAGATGTTGAAATTGAAGTAAGTTGCATGGCATTCGCTGGTTCTACTACGTTTCCTATTGGCCAATTAGTGGGCATTCCTACTCTGGTGGTAAAAGAATCTAATCCTGCATCAATGGCAGCAGCATTCTATAGAATAGTGCTTTCTCTTTATGAAAATCCTTCGTTTCAATTCTCAAATTCAACCTTTCTTTTACCTGGATACAACGTTGACATCTCTAACGACGGTGATTGCGATGGTTGGTACGAAGAAATCAAAATAGGTCCAATTGTTCAAAACAAGTTTATACTTATTGATGGAAAATTAGAAAAACAAGAACGTGCAAACTTTGATGTATAAAAGTAGTATTATTATGAACATGAGTCTTGGACACTAGTCTATGACTCTATTTACTCTAGACAATATGGAGATTTCTGGCTCACATTAATGATGAGGTAATAGTTGAAACCGGTGGAGACGTTACAATTGGTATTCCTATTCTCAAAATGGAAGAACAGTCAGACGGTAGCGTAATCGTCTCTGGTCTTTGCACAAGCGATACAGTCGACCTTGATGACCAAATCATCGACCTAGACTTTTCTCGCAAAGGTCTTACAGCATGGGCAGCAACATTCGGAAACATTCGCCAAATGCACTCAACAAACATGCCACCTGCTGGTAAGGCTATTGAAATCGACACATCACGCCCAGACGGAGTGTACCTGACTGCTCGAATTGTAGAGCCAGGCGCAGTTAAACTCGTTAAAGAAGGCGTGTACAGTGCATTTAGCGTTGGCATCTCTAAACCACGAATTATTCGTGACAAAGTTGCTAAGCAAGGACGCGTAACGGATGGTGTTTTTTCGGAAGTCTCAATTGTAGACTTTCCGGCTTTGCCTACGGCAAGGTTTAACATTGTTAAGCGTTCTAAGACGGAAATTAAAAAACTAGAGAAAACTTTGACGCCTATCGGCACAATTATGAAGCGTCAAACTGATGAGAAAGAACAATCTTCCATGAATGAAGAAAACATTGTAAAAGCTGAAGACGCTGCTTGCGCTACATGTCAAGGCACTGGAAAAATCAAAGAAGGTAACGTTGATTGCCCAGATTGCGCTACAAAAGTAGAAAACGCAGAAGTCGTTAAAGGTTCAACTGAATGCGAAGCATGCAAGGGCACAGGAAGCGTTGATGACGCTGAATGTAAAAAGTGCATGGGTAAAGGCATGATGGAGTCAGAAATTGAAAAAGGCAATTCTGATGATGAAGAAAAAGATGATGAAGATGATGATAAAGAAGATGACTTGGACCAAGGCGGAGACAATGAAGACGAAGGAGATGCTCAAAAAATGATTGAAGGCATTTCTTACGCTCTTCGTCGTGCTCATGATGCAACTTGTGACGCCTACTCTCCAACTGTCATCGCATCTGCTCACCCATCTATTGAAAAGAATGGTTACAAAGCAGTTCTTGAACCAGAAGTTATTCGTACACTTCTAAGTTCAATTGCAGAAACTGGTGAGCCAAGTCAAATTGCTGCTCTTGCAAGTGCCGTTGGCGCTGCAACCACTCTTTCTACAATGAAAGCCGCAGACATTGAAGCCGCGCGAGTTGCTATTAGTAAGGCATTCTCAGATGAGTACCCAGACGCGCACCCAACTCCAGGAAGCATTACGCCTGGACAATTTAAGCGTCCTTACCTTACAACTGGTCGTACACCATCAACTTCTACTGGAGCAAACCCACGCATTCCAGTGTCTAATGTGACAGTTGATGGAGACGACTTTACTCGTGGACCTCTTACTGACGGCCAAGAAAGTCCATCTCCTGAAAACAGCGGAAGCCACACACCTTCAAACGCAACTGCAGCAGACCAAATTGCTGCTGCAACTGCTGATGTAGCTATGAATGCACTATCCGCACTTCACGACCACATTGCTGCTGCTTACCCAACAATCTGCACACTAGACCAAGGTGCTGGAATGTCGTTTGCAGGAGTTCAATCGCTAAGTACTGACGGAGGAATTCGCAGCATTGCTGCTGGAGCAACTCCTGACCTTACAAAGGCAGAACGTAAAGCACTTAAGCAAGCCAAGGCTCTTAAGAAAGCTCGTAAGCTTCTCAAGAAGAACGGCGAACTCCCAGAAGAGACTGACACGCCAGAAGAAGCTAGCACAATCGTCAAGGCAATTGCAACAACTGACGGCGATATATTGTTTGACACTGACAAGCTCAGTGAAATTGTAAAGACATTGATTGAACAACAGACACAAGAGAAGTTTGCTGAAATGAACCAAACTCTCAGTGCAATGCAATCAGAAGTCAAAAAGTTTAGTAGCGAACCAGACCCAGCCAAGGCCCCTGTTAGGGGTACGGTAGCGGTAGAGCGAGCTATTGAAAAGGCAGCAACTGAAGCCGATGTGCTTCGTCGTACTGCCGAGGACGGTCTCAAAGAGCAAGTAGCTTATCTAAGCGAAATGACGAAGTCTGGTAACCCAGAACTTCGCATGCGTGCAGAGAGTCAACTGCGAACACTGCTCGAAAAAGTCTCATTCGAGACTGAGTAGTTTAATCCACTATTAGAAACTTTGGAGGTTTCTGGCTAATTTAACTGACACTGCTGTCGACGCAACTCGTTATTCGGGTGCATCTGACATGATTTCGGGTCGTATGCCTAACCTGGTCAAGGGTGCTGGATTCGCTAAGATTGGTGGCAACCAGCCACTGACCGACGATGGCGAAATCTTTAAGCGTTCATTCGAAGCAGAACGTGCTCTTCGCACATCTGTTAAGAATTCCGTTTCAAACCCTGACTCAGTTCGTAAGAGCATCAACCCAGCATTCACCTCACAGTTTGGTCTTTTCCTTACTGAAGGTAACAACCCAGGATACGGACAACTCGTTAATGAGTTGAACGGCGTTCTTTCTGCCGAGCTTGGCAAGAACATTACGCTTTCGTCTCCTCTTAGCTCCGGCTTCGTACCGTTTGACCTTGTTGCTCCTTCGCGACTCATCTACCCGGTGTACTCGCCTCTCCGCAACAAAGTCCCACGCGTCGCAGGTCAGGGTACCTCACACCGTGCTAAGCTCGTAACCGGAATTTCTGGTTCTGAGACTGGCGTTCCTAACCAGCGTATTTCCATCTCGGAAATTCCATCTGGTCAGTCAATCGGTGGGAACTGGCCGCTAAACTTGCCTGCCTCTGGCGCGCAAAATGCGACCGACATGAACATTCCTTACAAGTTCTTCGGTTTGAGCGAATCGCTATCATGGCTTGCTCAATTTGCCGGTCAGGGCTTTGAGGACATTTCTGCTCTTGCCAACTTGGTATTGCTGCAGGAATTCATGCTTGGTGAAGAGTACACACTCCTTTCAGGAACAAGTGCTGCTCTAGCCGCCCCAGCAAACCCAACACTAACATTGCGTGCACCTACTTCAGCAGAGACAGCACTTAGCGCTACTACAAACAACATTTATGTTGTAGTAACTGCAAAGAACTACTTTGGTGAAACAACAATTAACAGCGGGACAGCCGCTTACGTTGCTGCTGCTGCTAATAAGGTGATTGACGTTAAGATTGCTCCAGTAAACGGTGCTTACCAGTACAACATTTATGTTGCTAATGCTGCATCTGCTCCTGGAAGTCTTGCCGGCTACTACCTCATGGCTGCTAATGTTGGTGCAACCACATTTACACTACAAGGAACTGTACCTGGTTCTGGAACAAACCCACCTGCATCTGACACGGGTACATACTCGTCGAATGACTACGAAGGCTGGCTGTCAATTCTTGACGGACACGCTGGTGGAGCTGCTGGTGGTGCTGGAGTTTATCCTGCTGGATTTACTGGTTCATACATCAACAAGTCAGTCAACAGTACTCTGACACACAATGTTCTTTTCACTGCTCTTGAAGCAATGTGGAACGGTGGTTCAGCAGCAACTGGTAACGCATCGCAAACTGGTGGATTCCGTGCCGACCCTGCAGAATTGGTTGCAGAAGGTTCAGACATCGCTCGTCTTGCTGATGAAATCATTGCTTCAGGAGCAAACACAAACTACCGTTTGTTCCTATCAAGCGATGATGTAGGTGGAGTACGCACAGGTGCTGCGGTTTCTGAAGTTCAGAACCCTATCACCCGTAGCATTCTCCGCTGCGTTGTTCACCCTTGGCTGACTCAAGGTACTGCATTCCTTAACTCATACACACTCCCAATGTCTTGGAGCAACGTCTCCAACGTTTGGGAAAACGTTATGGTTCAGGACTACCTGTCAATCAACTGGCCAGTAATTGACGCTTCGTTCCGTTACAGTATTTACATGTACGGTGCACTCGTTAACTACGCGCCACAATACAATGGTGTTATCCAGGGTCTACAGCAGTCAACTGCTGCACTCGGTGGTACAAACGCCTAGTATTATTTTTACAAAGAATTCGGCGGTGGTGCAAACCACCGCCGTTTTCTTTTGTATAATTAAGTCATCAAAACAATTAAGTAGGAAACACTAATGACATCTATTTCAGTTCCACCAGGTTGCACGGGAATCGAACTTCCAAATGGAAAAAAGATTGACGCTAATCGCCAAGGTAAAGTCACAATTGATGAGCCAAGAGACGTGCGTCAAGCAATGAAATCTGGAGTAGCACAAACTGGTGTTATTACAAGGACGGCTTTAGGCTTCGGGCATGTAAAGGGCGGAGGTGCTGAATGCACTGGTTGTTTCTTTACTGGTTGGAAGTGGCAAGACACATGCCCTAAATGCGGCAGTGAAATGAAGATTCAGGAGACAACATGACAGTCTACGGACAAAGTGACATTGACATAGTAACAATTTCTGGTGCTGGGCATTCACATGTACGCACAAAAAATGAAACATACATTAGCGTTAGTTGCGTTGTATGCGAACCAGAACTTATCAAAATGGGTTGGGTAAATAATATTCGCAATGTTCCATTGACATATGACGAGCAACAAGATGCCGAACTTGCTGGAAAAGACATTGCTCGTTTTGAGCAACTAAAGGTTGCGGAATCTGCTCGTGAAGCAGCCGCAGCAGTCCGCGGTGGAGCAAAGACAACAGCTCGTCGTGGGTCAGCCAGCTAGAAAATGCGTTCGCTGCTCTAAACCGGGCAGATTTGTAGTAAGTTGGTGCGACGATTGTCGAGGTGCTGTTTGTGAAAAGCATGTTCGATGGTCTCATGCTATTGAAAATTGGTTGTGCACAAGATGTAAGAAGAATGAAGACGCACGACTAACACAACAAACTAGCGCGGAGTAGAAGTGGCAACGCCATACATAACACCAACAATCCTTAAGAACGCTCCTACTGGAATTTCATGGGAAACTATTCCAGATTTTGACTCTGACCCAGACGCGCAACTTGCTGAACAAACAAATATTTGTTGGAGAGCAACCCACTGGATTGATGCCTATTGTAACCAACCACTTCGTGCTACGGTGGACGTAGAAGAATTTCTAGGCCCTAACTGGAGGTTCACAACTGCTAACAATGGACTTACTCGAGTTGTTACATCACGATGGCCAGTCACAGAAGTTTTAGGAGCTCAGTATACTTCTTCACTTACTGCTGGACCTACTTGGACTCAAATTCCAGTTAATGCTTTATACGTTGAAAATGCTTTAACAATTTCAAGTGGCATTTCAATTGAGTCTGCTGCCGGTCCTTCTGCAATTATGATTACTCCAGGCTATGTATCTTGGTGGGGAGGTCGCCAAGCATTTAGACTTCAACTTACGTATACAAATGGTTGGGCGCATGCTGGAATTGTCCAACCTGCTGCAATTGGAGACACAACAGTAACTGTTGATGACTGCACTGGAATGGTCAATGGCTCTGTTGGTAGAGGAATGTGGATTTACGACGGTGCCGAAACTGAGTATGTGCAAATTGCGTCTACAAGTGTTTCAAGTGGTCCTGGAGTTGCAACACTTACTTCACCTCTTATGTACTCTCACAATGGAAATTCGCAGTCTCAAATTATTATTTCTTCTCTTCCAGAAGATGTCCAGCAAGCAGCTATTCTTCATGCAACTTACCAAGCTTTAGCTCGTGGTTCTACTGCTACAACAGTACAAAACATGCCTGGAAGTGTTGTAAATCAAGGAGCTTCTATTAGCGTTGTTATGGGAGATGTAAAAGATATTCTTAAGCCATATAGAAGAGTTATTTAATGGGTGTAAATGTAATCCAAACAAAAGCAAAAGAAATAACAAATGGCATTTCTTCTCCCTTATATAGAAGAGACTTGGTTGCGTACATTACTCCTCCAAATCCAGGAAAACTTCCTGGGCCTGCTGCTTATGTGTGGGTCACAAGTGGAACTAATAAACGTCAAACTGCTAAACGTGGTACTGGATTTAGAAACACTTCATGGATAGTAAGTGTTTGGCTTATGAGTCCAGATAATGCAAACAACCCAAATGCTGACTCCGCATTTGCAAGTTTAATTGATGCTGTGGTTAACGCATGGGTTACTACTCCTATGTCAATTACTGTCACAGATGCATTTACTGGGGAACAATCTCAACTTGTTGCAATTGGTGAGCAATTTACTATTCAACAATCGCCTGCACATGTTCTTGCAGACCAAAGATTGTATTTATACGAAGCTCTTCTTGAATTCACAATTGAAGAAATGTCAATACCGTAATGAGACGTTCTTTTATTACAAAAGTTAGAGGTCTAGAAAAACTTGAGTTTGACTGGGTGGCCACTCAAAGAAGAGCAATGGCAACAATCATTCCAATTGTTCTTATGGAACTTAAAAAAGATGCTCCAGTTAGTAATGTAAAACCAGATGCTGGAAGGTTTAGAGCTTCAATAGGATACAGAATTGAACCTTTAACTGGTGCAGTAAAAGTAAAGTTTGTTTCTACAGCGCCATATGCTAAGTATGTGCTTGAACCTACAACTGGCGGTACAGTTATCACTCCGCAAAAAACTCTTGCATTGCGATTTAGGAACGGCTTTGGAGACTATGTTTTTGCTTCTTCTGTTGTTCGTGGAGACACAAAAGGTAATGATTTCAATAAAAAAGTTGCAATAAAAATACGACCATTAGTCTTAGAAGCATTTGGTAAGTCTATGACTATAGTTTCAACTTCTGATTAGGATAATATCTACTCTATGGCTCAACTTAAATACATTGGACTTATTGAAAAGACTTTGATTGACGTAGCTCCTCTTGTCACAGGCACAATTATTGATGTCACCGATGAGTTTGCAAAACGTCTTCTCACTGCATTTCCTGACCAATATGAGAGCGTAAGCGGTCAGCAAGCTAAAGAAGCTCCAAAAGCTTCAAAAGCGCCGACCGCTAAAGTCGAGGACTCACCAACAACGACGCCAAATGAAGAAGTCAAAACAGACTCTTCTGATGCACCAACTAACTAATTAAGAGAGGTTTTTGACCACACCGATTGTAGAAAAGTACGGTTCCCTATCCGCCGTAGGAATTGCTAAAGAGACCACATTCGGTACTCCGGTAACTCCTACATCATTTGTCCCATTCACAGATGTAACACTTGAGTCTGACCCAGGTCTATTCTTCCCTCAAGTTGTTATGGGTATTCGAGATGTAAATGTTTTTGCATTGTATGGAGAATACAAGCATGCTGGAGACGTTAGCGCTCCTTTCTTTCCAACAAATGGTTTAGAGCTATTTGTTGCTGCAATTGGTAGTGACACTGTTACAAGTGCAGGTGGTGGAAAGTATCTTCACACTATTGCTGCTGCAAATTCTTTGAATTCAATGACTGTTGAAAAGAACATTGGTGGGTACCAGTCATTGCAATTTGCTGGTTCTAAAGTTGGAAAATACAACGTTAAAGCTTCTGCTGGAGACAATGCTGTTGAATTCACAGCATCTCTTGTTTCTAAAAGTGCAACAGTACTTGACACGCCAAGTAGCCCAATTTCTGTAGTTAATGAATCTCCTTTTGTATTTGCTGAAGCAGAACTTTCTGTTTTTGGAAACACTAATTTGATTCAAGTTACAAGTGTAAGCATTGATATTGAAAACGGTCTAAAACCTACATATACATTTAATGGTTCACACGATTTGCAATTTTTAACTCCTTTAACTCGTAAAGTTACTGGTCAAATTCAAGTTGTATTTGATAGTTTGGATGACACTGACTGGGGTTACTACACTAAGTTAATGAATGGAACTCAAGGTTCACTTAATGTTTCATTTACTCACCCAAGCGGCCAAGCAATGACTATTACATTGCCACAAATTAACCTTTCAAAGTATGCAGATGACATCAAAATGGATAACGTTGTTATGTCTACTCTTGACTTTGAAGCATCATACGACTTGGCAACTGCTACTGCTAGTATTGGCGCAACAGTTACTAATCTCGTTTCAACAGCATACTAGGACACAACCGACAACAAGATAGAGGAAGATTTATATGGCAGGATTTTTATCACTGTTCAACGAACCTGAGCGAATAATTGTCGCAAAAGGATTTTGGATTGACATAAAAACATCACTTACGGCAGAGGACTATGAAGCAGCTCAAAGAGCACTTCTTGGTAAAATGTCAATGAGTGGCAATAATCTTACAGCAGAACCAGACACTATTGCGTATCAAAACGAACTAGTTTACCGTGCAATTGTTGATTGGAATCTTACTGATGAAGAAGGAAATGACTTACCACTTACACCAGCCAAATTAAAGCACAATTCAATTAGTCGCCTTCCACAGGCAGTTTTTATTGACATCTATGAAAGAATTAACGAAGCTTCTAAGCCTCGTTCTGGAGAAGATGAGATTCAATTTCGTGACGGCGGTGAGAGCCGCGATAATGGGAATGAAAGTCTCGGCGGAGCATCCGTCTCTACAGAAGTTTCTAATTGAAAATGCGCTCTATGAGCGCGTAGGTCTTAACTTTGAAACATTAAAGCTAAGACCGCTTAAAGAAGTTCAAGACTATATTACAATTATAAATGTGATTGCCAATGAAGAAAATAGGCAGCGCGCCAAGCAGGACGCTGAACTTAACAAAGGCAAGCAAAGGTACTAAGAGTGGCATTAACTAAAGACCTCACACTTCTTCTTGGTATTGAAGCAACTCAAAACATTGTAGAGCAGTTCGGTCTTGCAAACGAGCAAATACAAAAACTTCGTAATTATTTTGGTCTTGCCGGAGATGCGGCGGAACAATCCGGAACAATTATGACGACGGCGCTTAATGATGTTGAAATAGCTGGAGGACTTGCAAATGTACAACAACAAGAACTTATTACTGCTCAAGAACGTCTTAATACAGTAACTGCAGAGTTCAAAACAATTTCAGAGCAAGCATCACAAGGCGACATAGCAGCTAAAGAAGCGCAAATTGCTGTGTCTAAAGAGTACATGGCTACTCTTCAAATGGTTAACAAAGCAGAACTTGATGCCGCTGCTGCCACAAAAGTCCACACCGATGCATTAAACTTACAAGCGCAAGCAGAAGGCGTAGGTGGAGGAACATCAACTGTAGATAAATTAAACTCAATTGGTCCAAAAGCAGCAATTGTTACTGCTGCAATTATTGGTATTGGTTATGAATCAGCAAAAGCAGCGGCAGAATACCAACAATCTGTAATTAAAATTGCTAATAGTGCTAATCTTCCAATGGAAGCGGCAGACAAAATAGGTCAATCTTTCTTGAACATGTCAGAAAGTTCTATTTTTAGTGCTCAAACAATTGCAAGTTCTTACGGTTCCGTTGCTGGTCAATTAAGTACACTTACAAAACACACACTAACTGCTAAAGACGCCGTAGATTTTATGAAAGTTGCTGCTGAAGGCGCAGCAGCATCTGGGCAGCCTCTTGCAACGGTCACAACTAACCTTGCAAAAATTATGCAACAGTATCAATTAAATGTGAAAGATGCTGCCACTGCTGAAAGCGAACTTTATAACGTAGGCCGTCTTACTGGCCAAGGAATGTCTGCGGTCACACAACAGATAACTCGTATGAAGGGTCAATTAGGAATTCTTGCTCCAAGCATTAAAGATACAACTTCTTTGATGCTAGACATGACTGAGCATGGAATGAACCCAAAGAGGTCATCGCAAGCTCTTAATAGTATGCTTAACACATTGCTAAAAACAGGTAGAGCGACGGTGCCAACAGTAGGAGAAATCAATAACGCTATTAAGTCACTTCCATCTTCATTACAAGCAATGGCTACTGCATATACTCACGGTAGTATGAGTGCAGCAGCATTTGATGCGCAAATAAAATCATATTCTAAGACCAGTCCTGCATACGCAGGATACTTAAAGTCAATTAAAACACTTATTACTCAAAGTGGTGAGTCCGTAAAAACACTTAATGCATTAAAACTCACTCCTGTACAAAATGAATTAGCGCAATTAAATGTAAAACTGTTTGACTCAAGTGGAAAGTTTGTCGGCATTAAAGGAGTTATTGAACAAGTAGGGCCAAAACTTGCTGCAATGAAAAACCAGTCTGACCAACTTCGTATTGCAACAATTCTTTTCGGTACTCAAGCAAAAGCTCTTCTTCCAACAATTCTTGCTGGAGGCGCCGGGTACGACAAAGCAGCTAAATCAATTGAAAATCAAAAAGCAATTCAAGAAGCTGCTAGAAAAGCTAATAGTACTTACGAAGCTTCAATGACAAAAATGCATAATGCAATTACTGCGGTGCGCATTGAACTTGGAAATGCGTTTCTTCCAATTATGGAAAAAATTGTTGGAAGCATTGCCGCTGTCTTAAAGCCAGTTGCTGATTTTGTTGGGAAAAACAAAGATTTAGTAAAAGTTGTTATGGAAGTTGTTGGAGGTATTGGTCTTTTTGTAACTATAATGTGGGCTGGCAATAAAGTAGTAGGAGCAACAACAACTGCATTTAAGAATTTAGGAGATGGCTTTAAAGCAGTTTCTGACGGAGTCAAAAAAGTTATTGGAAAAATAACTGAGCAGATTTCAATGAATGAAGCTCTTGTTGTTTCTAACGGAGAAGTAGAGGTTGCACAAGATACTATGGCGGCAAACACTGCTATTGTAGATACTGCGCTTGGAGGAGAAACAATTGCTGCTGGAGCAGCAGAAACTGCAAATGTAGGACTTGCCGCATCTATTTGGGCTGTTACTTGGCCAATTCTTGCAGTGATTGCCGTTATAGCACTCGTAGTACTTGCAGTGTACGAATTAGTAAAACACTGGACAACTGTTTGGGGAGTAATTAAAACAGTTGCAAAAGACGTTGCAGATTTCTTTGTAAAAATATGGGATGATGCATGGAAGCTTCTTAAGCCTATTTTTGATTTAATTGTTGCAGTTGTGAAAATTGCAATGGTTGCACTTGGAATTCTTTTATTACCACTTATTGCTACAATTGCACTTATTGTTGCAGGAATTACACTTCTTTGGGAAGTATGGAAAAAGATTTGGGAAGCCATCGGTCCTTCTGTTGAAAAAGCAGTTGGGACGGTGCTTAGCGCACTTGGTAAAATTCTTAGTTTCTTTGGCTCGCTTGGTTCAAAAATTCTTAGCTTTCTAGGCGGAGTATTAAGCGACATGGTTTCTTTTGGAACTAACATTATTGAAAGTATTGCAAAAGGAATAACAAATGCAGCATCAAAAGTTTGGGATGCATTTAAGACAGTCTTAAATAAAATACCTGGATTAAATACGGTTGTCAATTTTGTAGGAAAACTATGGCCTTTCCACACAGGTGGAGTTGTGCAAGGGTACCCTGGACAAGAAGTGCCAGCGCTTCTTCAAGCTGGAGAAACTGTTCTTACTCCAAACCAAATGAAAAATCTTACAAATAAAAAAGTAGTTTCTCCAGTATATTCAAGCACTGGCGGTTCAAAAGGCGGAACAACTATTGTAAATGTCAATGTAAGTGGAGCAGTGTACGGTTCTCTTAACGACTTCTCAAATGCTCTTGGTAAGCACCTTAATTCTACGGTACTTCCACAGGCTGGTGTAGTTCTTACACACTAATGACTGCCACTCTTGCTCCGCAGCTTTCGTGTTTTATCACACCTCCTAACAGCGCAACAGTTGATTATGGACACTATCTTGCATATCAAGGTGGACAAAATGGCATATCAGTATCACAAAACTTTGGTCGTCAAGGCGACACGGCTACAATTTCTATTGTTGATGCAAACTATTCAACCGGAGTTCCACCAAACTTAAAAGTTTCTCCAAGTTTTGTTTTTCCATCATTTTCAGTAGTAAAACTTTTTGACCAAACTGCGTACAATTATTATCTTGGCCAAGGAGCACTTCCTCAAGATGCTGATGATAATGCTACTCTTTTTTATGGATATGTTCAGACGCAAACACTTTACATAAACTCTCCTACAGAAGCAGAATGGGCTTTAAGTTGTGTAGACTTTAGTGGATATGCTAATGCTGCAATTGTTCAAGGAACATTTGAAGGTATTTCAATGGGAAATGCAGTTGTTGATTTAGTTAAAAAAGCAAATTGTGGAATTAACGCATCTCTTGTTAGCGATGGAGGATTTGTTGAACCTGGACCTATTCTTCCACGTACTGTTATTCATTATCAAAACTTGACTTCTGCTCTTCAAAAAGTATCAAAAATGGCTTCTTCTCAAAGTGCTTACGGTTGGTACGTAGATAGTCAATTAAATCTTCATTATTATGACCAGCAACAAGCGTATGACTCTGGAGTTGTTGTCACAGACAAGCCTACTGTTGAAGGATATCTTTCTTATTACGAATGTCACATAGACCAAGGAGCAGGACTTCAATACGAATTTGACGGTAGTTCTCTCTACAATCGAGCACTTGTTGTTGGCGGTTCAATTACTCACTCAACAACTTTAAAGAAACCGCCTACTAATTCTTATGTTGGAGACGGTCAAACTTCAAATTGGCGTCTTTCTTATGTTCCAGATACTTCAGCAAGAGCAGTCACAACTCAAACTCTAAAAAAGACAGTTCTTCCAGCAATCACTGTTAATGGCGTGCAACAAAGCATATCTATTTTTGATGGAGTAACTCCAGTCACAGATACATGGACAATTGCTCAAAATAATGATGGAACTTGGTCTTTAAAAGTTACGCCTAATTATGGCACAATTCCAACCACTGGTTCTGTGATTCATTTGTGGTATAGATATCGTTCAACTATTACCGCACAAGCAGATTTAAAGCAGTCCCAGAATGCAATTGGAGGGCTCAATAAAGGCATATTTGCAATTGTTGTCAACCAGCAATCAATTAGTACTACTGCTGGAGCATATCAAAGAGCAACAAGAGAACTTGCAGAATACGGTCACCCGCAAGAAAAAATTGTTTTTACAACAAATGAAGAATGGATTGGACTTTGGAGAGCAGGTCAACTATTTATATTAGATAGCAGTCTTCTTCTTGACTCGCAAAGAAACTTTGCTCCAGGTTTATACGCTCAATACATGATTACTCAACAAACAATAAATGTTACTCAAGGTGGGTACAGAAAATGCTCTGTGACAGGGATTAGAGTGCTGCACTAATGGCTATAATTTCAATAAATGCTTCTTTGTCACTTTCATTTTCAACATCTGGTTTTACAGCATTGCAACCAAACTCTCCAGTTCAGTACTACACTCCAGCAACTGGCCAAAGAGCGTACACAATTGCTGATGCAATTGGCGCACTTAATGACCAAATAAACTCAAATACAGACCCTACAGTTGCTGCAGACTCTCCTGATGTGCTGTATACTTTTCAAACATCTTCAGACGGTATGATTATGATGGATAATATTGTTATTACTGCTAGAACTAATTTAGCTACTTATAATGATGGAACTACTTACATACAAGGTGCATGGCAATGAACGCAGGACTAAACTTCCACGGAAAACTTAAAGTAGAGACATTTGATGGCAAGATACGAACTGGTATGTGGGAGGAAGACAATACTATTTGTACTGCTGGACTTTCTGACGTTGCTGCTGCAATAGCATATCTTGGAGTGCAAGATATTGCCGCAGACATTGGAACTTCTCCTTACATAATTACTCCAATTTACGGTGCAATTGGCATTGGAGATGTGTACACAATTCCACCAGCCATTTCAGACACGCAACTTAAACAAGAACTTAGTCGTACTACTGCATCTGCTTCTGGATACATTTCAGCAGTAGGTTCAAATCCAGGACAAGCTGTATGGCAATTTCAATTTCCAATAAATAATTCAAATACTGACTATGTTTTAACTGAAGCTGGAGTTTTTGTTCTTGCTGAAAACCAAGCAAACTCAGGAGATATGCTAGACCATGCAGCATTTAATCCTACAGTTACTTGGCCAGTCGGACAAAGTTTAGTTCTTTCTCTTCAACTTTCTCTTTACGCGGTGGCTTGGTAATGACTACTCCTTCATGGTCTTCAGCAACTGCTGGCCAAGCTACTCTTTCTGGACAAGTTAATCAATTTCTTTCGGTTCACAATGCAACATTTACGTACGCCGGCTCTCTTATCAATACTGTTACGGCTGCCAGTCAAACAGATTCTTTAGGAACAAATGGACAACTTTCCTATAGATTTGAGACTTCAAATGTTGGAAGTTCACTTAATCTAGGATGGATTGCAGTTGCACTTGGAACAACAAATGCCGGATGTGACGTTTACGTAACTCTTCAAGGAGATACTGGAGGAGGACCTGACGGTGTAGTGTATGCTTCTTGTTACATTCCAGCAGAATGGCTACCAAGTGGCGGGCAAAATACAATCCCAACTACTGGATTCCCATTAAACTATTCAATGTCTTCGTACACGTATTACAACATTGTTTTTACTCCAGTTTCAACTGCTCCTTGCATTGTTCCAAGCATTAATGACGTAGTTCTTACTCATTCAACCGATTCTACTGGAGCATATACGTACAACGGTACTGGTTGGACATCTCACAGTTACGGCTACGCAATTCGTATGTATTCAACTCTTCAAACTGCAATTGCAAGTACTTCAAATCTTACAAATGTTTATGAAGGTAACGGCGCTCTACATAAAAGATACCAATACAATGGAAATAATTTAATTAGCTCAGTGCAAGAATGGGCAGCAAAATATCCTTCTGCTCCTTTCAATCTTCTTTGCAGAGATGATGCAAGTTTTGAAAGTAGCATTGGAACGTTTACTGCAACTGGAGGAAGTGTAGCCACTTCAACAACACTTGCGTACAATGGAACGCATTCTGCTAAACTAACTATTTCTGGAACTCCTTCTTCTGCAAAAATTAGCACCGCGCTTACTAACACATCAACTGGAATTCAATACATTCCAGTAACATCAGGTTCACACTATTCTGCTGTTGCGTATGTTGCACCAGCAAGTACTTTAAGAAACATTAGAGTTGACATTGAATGGTACACAGGAGCGCAAGTTCTTATTACAACTTCTCAAGGAACTCTTACCGCTGAGACTTCTGCAAATACATTTACTCCAACTTACAATGCCAATGCTCTTGCGCCAGCAAATGCTGTTCTCGCAAAAATTATTGTTAATGTGCTTCCAGCAACTGGTAATCTTGCAAATGGAGAAATACATTACATTGATGCAATTGGGATGTTTGCAAACTCTAATACTGTATGGTCTTATCCAGGTGCTGGTATTTCTTCAACAATTTCACTTTCTTATAATGCGGCAAATGCCCCGATTTCTGCGTCATAATGCCTACATTAAATACTTGGCATTCAGTACCGCAAACTAACGGTATAAGTTCTACAGACATAAATCAAGAACTTTCTGTTCACACATTAGTTTCTTCTTATTCTGACGGCACAATACCAAGATTCACTACTTCAACATCTGGAGTAACAATGGGATTTGGTGGGCCATTTGCAAATACTTCTTTTTCAGGTTGGGCTCAAATAGATGGAATAACAAACTTTTCTATTGCGCAATCTCTTGATGGAATCAACGTATTTAGTGGTTCTCGTCTTAGAATTCCAATTTCATATTTACAACTTGCTACAAATAGCAATGCAACTATGAATAACTATTCTTCATCTTGTGATGTCACCGTATCTCTTCAAGGTTCTACTTCATCTGGTGGTCATTATTATCCTGACGGTGTAAGTTCTTATTCTTTGACAATTCCAAAAGAAATACTTAATGCACTTCCATCTTCAAACTGGACTGATGGAAATGAGTATCTTCCAGGGCCGTTTTATTCAATGAATAGTTCGATGATTCCTTCTGCGTCACTTACAACTACAACTTTTCATAGCGTTACTATTACTTCTTCAACAATAACTTCATTTACTTCTAATGATGGAATTATTAGCGTTGTTGACATTGCTAACTTTTCTACACTCGGTGGAAATGCAATCTTATTTGATGGTTCTAATTCAACTACTATTTCATACACAAGTGTTGATGCAGTAAACAATTATCTTTTAGGATGTCAATTTGTATTTGGAAACACTGGAGTCTATCCGGTTGGTTCTTTTATTTCTTTAACAACTTCAACTGACGCGCAATTTGTAAATGCATCCACTTATGTTGTAGTTACTAACATCACATCTTCAAATTCAACTGCTGCAATAAATGCAGCATCTACTTCAAATACTGGAGTAGTTACAACAAATGATGTTTATTTTGCAGAGTATCTTACTGGAGAAGTCGGGCTTTGGTCAAAAGGCGCTCCTCTTCCAGAATACAAAGTTGCTATTACATTTGCTCCTTCTTGTTCTGTTTTATATGCAATAGGACCATCTGGAACTCTTTATTCTGCTTCTTTTCCTCAAGACGGTACTATGGGAACATGGCAATCACTTCAACTTACATACAATAATAGCGGGACAATTCAAGGATTTTCTTTTCCTGCATTTAACCTTCTTTCAACAGATGTCACTCCTTCTCTAAGTGTAGTAACTATTGACTCAATTGATTATTTGTTTATTTTTGGCGGTGTTTCTAATGGGCAAGAAATATATAACGGATACTATGCAATACTAGATTCGTCCGGTGTTCTTTCTTCTTTAAGTCCAACACCACAACTTCCATGAGACACGGGCCAAGGAAGACCATTTCAACGTTCAAGTCTTTGTAGTTTTAGTGTTGGAAATCTTGTGTATGTAAGAGACACAACTGACATGGGATTTCTTACTCTTTATTGCATGGCAACATGGATTGATGGTAATAGCGTTTTTCAAGTTGGGTCTTGGCAAAATGTTATAACGCAGTACTACAACCCGTTGTTTAGCGATGCAGATGTAGAAGGATTTGTTGACGAATATCAACTAATTCTTGGAGTGCAAGGCAATAACATAATTACAAATACTTCAGTCATTGGTCTTAGTAAAGATGGTGCATGCACAAGTGATAACATAATGTCACTTGCCACTTTTTACGGTGGAGTTTCTGCTTACGATGCATTAACAAATGCTGTAGTTTTTCTTAATGATGATGGAACGCTATCACTTCTTTCAAGTTATGGATTTGCATCATTTATTTATCCTTCAACATGGATTGACATTCCTCTTCCTTCAAATGTAACTGGAAAATTCTTAGTATTAACTGAATCTGGCGGTACAAGAACTAATTTTGGAGTTAACATTGCTCTTCAAGATACTCGTGTTTATGTTCCAGATTCAGATGAATCTCCTTCTTTAACGTACACGTTCCCACCGTATGTTGTGCAAACAGTTAATGGCTGGTCTTCTAACACAAATAACCAAATGCTTTCATTAGTTCTTTTTTCTGCTACAAATTCGCCATTCCCAAACTTTATGGGATTTGTTGAAGATAACATTGCAAGATGGTCTACAGTAAAGTATACAAATCCATGCGGAGCAATTCAATACATTGCTGATGTAACATATGACCCAACTGGAAAAAACACAACATCATCTTTAACTTCTCATTTTTATGACGGTATTGCTGGATTAAACAACCAGCCAATGATGATACTTACTTCAACAATGGAACTTTCATAATGGATGTAAGAACTCTTTATCTACTTACAAAAAACGTACCTGTTAACCAGCCAGTAGCTCGAGTGCATACAACAAGTGCTCAACTAATTTCAACTACTCTTTCTCCTACTTGGAATGCCACGGATTTTGCAACAAACGGAATGATTGCTGCAACATCTGGGATTACCGTGCCTTTTCAAGGTTACTATCTTGTGCAAGCATTAGCAACATTTAGTTCGAGTTCTAGCTCTACTTATTCTGGGCCTGCTTCAGGTTCGTTTGGTAGAATAGACTTAATTGTGAATGGAATAAACTATAGTCAAGGAACGGCAATTGCTCAATCAGCATCTAATTCTTTATACACAAGTGCAGCAGCAGATTTAGTGTACGTCCCACAAGGAGGAGTTGTTAAAGCTTTAGTTACTGCTTCATCTGGCGGTTCTATTTATTTATGGACTGCTGGAGTTTCAGACACGGCTTCTTCTTACTTATCTTTAACGTACGTTTGCTCGTAGAAAATATTTATGGACGCTGAACTTTCTTATCTTTTATTTAATCAAGAAAATCTTAGAATACCTGCAGGCCGTATTGCTCTTTATGGTTCTCAACTCATCACAAATAGTGCAACTAATATCGGCGTGTTTTCAATTTCTGCGCTTGAAAATGCTTCAACTGTAACTCTTACAACTCAGTCTTCTCACGGACTTGTTCCCGGAGAAGTTGTCACTATTGCAAATAACTTAACAAACTCTTCAATTGCAACTATTATTGGAGATGGTACAACAGCAATTGTCACTACAACTACGCCTCATGTTCTACAAGACAATGCAGCAGTTACAATTGCAAATAATACAGTTAATCTTTCAGGTGCTTCAATTGTTGGAGATGGCTCAACAGCCACTGTCACCACAACTACAAATCATGGATTTGTAACTGGTAACACCGCAAGCATTTCTTATAATCTTTCGACTATTTCTTCTGGTATTGTTGATATTAGTGGAGACGGAAGCGCAGTCACAGTCAATACTTCTTCACCGCACACATTAACTGTTGGAGAAAATGTTACCGTGTATGTTCCTTCTGGCTCAGGTTCAATTTCTTCAATTACTCCAAACACTCCGTCATCTGGCAATGCTTTAGTTGTTACTTCAAACGCACCAACAACAGCAGTCACAGTGACAATTGCAGGAGGGTCCGCTGGATACAGCATTATTTATCAAGGAACTGTGCCAGGAATTACTACTTCTGGAAACACAGGAACTACTACTGCAACTGTTGTTGTAGATGCAGCAACTCTTCCGTATGGCGCATCAACTGGAAATACAGTTAACATTTCTGGTGTCTCAACATCAGGTAATCTTTCAGAAATTGTTGGAAGTCCTGTTACAGGTTTTACTGTATGGTACTACACACAACATGACCACGGTTTAGTTCCAGGCAGTAGTTTTACTGTTAATGGTCTCACCGGTACAAATTCTAAATACAACGGAACATGGACTGTTGATTCATGTCCGTCTTCAACAATTGTTCAAGTTCGTACTGCATTCAGTTCTTTTGATGCTTTTTTAACATCGGCAACTTGGAGTGGAAACTCTGGATTTAATGGAAATCAAATTGTCACAAGTACAGGCACAGTAGTAATTGGAAGTAAAACATATCCAACATTTAGTTTTTCCACAACTTGTTATTTTAGAACTACTAATCATTCCACTATGTCTATTGGATACGTTGGAACTCAAGCTTCTCCTTACGGCGGAACATACACAATAACTCCTATTTCATCAACTTCATTTTCTATTCCTTCAACTCAAACGCAAATTGCTTACGGTGGGACATGGTCTTACGGAACTGGATTTAGTGGCACATACGCAATTACAACTGTGCCAACAAGTCTTTCACTTACGTATGCTAGCACTATTGCAAGTTCCGCATCTGGAGGAAATGTTTCTGGAGTATCAGGATTCACAGTAACTGGAGCAAACATTACAGTAAATGATTCTTTAAACTTCACGTATGATTCTTCAATCGATACAAGCCAAACACCAGTTGTAGGATTTAATGTTACTGGACTATCTGGATTTAATGGGTTGCAAACTGGAATTTCATACATTGATGGCTATAATTTTTCTTACTTAAACTCTGCAAATGCAACTATTGCAGGCGGAAACATTAGTTCTCTTTCTGGATTTAACAACTCTCCAGTAACAGTTCTTTCTGTGCCAAATCCTACTACTTTTAGTTACGAAAATCAACTTGCTGGGACTTCACTTCCTTATGTGTTTGGAAACACATTTAGTACTGGCACAGTTACAACATATGATACTGCGTATACAGGAGTCACACAAACAGAAATAACTTGGAGCCAACCAGCAGTTTTTTGTGTAAATGGAATGATTGCAAGTGGTGACGGATTTACAGTGCCTAAAACTGGTTGGTACAAAGTTATTGGAAGAGCAGAATTAAGTTCTACAAGTTCAATTTCTTACGGAAACTTAACTTCAGGTTCTTATGCTTATATGGATATTTATGCTAATGATACTTTGATTGCAAGAAGTAACCAAATTAACCAGCAAACTACAGCATTGGAATACGGAGTTCTTGTTTCTGACCTTGTGTACCTTACGCAAAATGAATCAGTGACGGCTGTAATTACTGCTTACGCAACAACAAATAGTGGTCAAGTTTATGCTTGGGGAAACGGAACCACTGGGCTCCCTAATTTGACTTATTTATCAATTGTGTATGTGAGTCCTTAGGAGATTATGGAAGCAGAACTCTACTATCTTTCTAGTACAATAAAACCAAAAGCAGGGCAACCACTTGCTCGTGTTTCTTACGTTTATGCAACAACTATTTCTGGAACGACGGTGGTTCCTTGGAATGTAACAACTGAAGTTGCAAATGGAGCAACCGCATCTGCATCAGGAATTGTCGTGCCAACTTCTGGTTATTATCAAGTGTCTGGCGCAATAACTTTTGGCGCAACTGGAACTGCTCCGTATGTAAGTCCATCGGCAGGCACATACGGACAAGCAGTTATTACACTTGGTGGAACAATAAAAGCTAAAGGAACAACAGTTCAAACAATTGCAACAGTAAATGGATACACAAGTGTAGTTTCTGACATTGTGCATCTTTCTGCTAACAGTACTCCGGTCACGCTTTCTGCAATTGCATCAAATGGTCTTTACATTTATGGAATTCAAGATTCACTTGCCACAACTGGAACTTTTCTTACGTATATGTCAGTAGTATTAGTGAGTGCGCAATAAAGGTAAGTTATGAGTAACATTCCACAAACAAATACAAAAGGACTTTACTTAACGTCAACCGGTAAAGGTTCAGATGCAGTGTGGACGCCGGTTTCTTCTGTTGGAGGAGGAGGAAGTTCAGGCATTACAGCACTTACTGGAGATGTTACTGCAACTGGCAGTGGCGCAGTTTCTGCTCACGTTGTAAAAATTAACGGTTCTCCACTCGGAACTACTACAGGAGCAACTGTAGGTTATGTTCTTGCATGGGATGGAACTGCATGGTCTCCTTCTTCTGGAGGAACTGGAAACGCAACACAAATTCAAGGTAAAGCAGTCTCAGCAACGGCGCCTACTGATGCTCAAATTCTTATTTATAACAACTCAACTTCAACATGGACTCCGCAATCTCTTTTATTTGATGTCACAACAACTAACACAGGAGTAACTACTGTAAATGCACTTCAAGGATACCCATTAAATGTTACTGGGTATTCTGCTCCTTCAAATGGAAGTCTTCTTGGGTACAGCACTACAAGTTTTACATGGTCTCCTTTTGCAGCACCAACTGCCGCTGGACAAATGCTTTATTGGAATAGTGCCAGTTGGATTCAAACAGCAACACCTGGAACCGGACAAGTACTAGTTTGGAATGGCAGTTCTTACACAGCGCAAACAGTTCTTACAACTTCATCAACTGCAACCGGCGACCTTGCAAGTAGTCTTTATTCAAACTTGACAGTTAATAAACTTCAAGGATACACATTAAATGTTACAGGAAGTAACGCGCCTTCAAATGGAAGTCTTCTTGGTTATAGTACTACAAGTTTTTCTTGGTCTCCTTTTGCGGCGCCGACTGCTGCAGGGCAGATGCTTTATTGGAACACTGCTGGGTGGGTGCAAACGGCAACGCCTGGAACCGGACAAATACTTCAATGGAACGGTAGTTCATATATTGCAGTAACACCTGTAGTTTCAGGAACTACTGCTGCCGGTGACTTAACTGGTACATACCCTAACCCAACAATTGCAAAATTGCAAGGCAATACATTAAACCTTACTACTATATCAAATGGAAACTTTCTTTATTATTCCACATATGCAGGCACTAATGCAATTATCTCTACAGGAGCTCCAACTGGCAACGGCTCAGTTATGTATTGGAATGGAGGTTTCTGGACTTCTAGTGTTTCTCTATCAAATGGACAAATACTTCAATGGAACGGAAGTTCATACACGGCTGTAACTCCAATTCTTTCTGGAAGTTCTGCTGGTGGAAACTTAACTGGAACATACCCAAATCCAACGGTTGCCAAGATTAACGGCTCGCCTTTGGGAACAACTACTGGTGCAACTACCGGATACGTTCTTACATGGAACGGTACGGCTTGGGCTCCAGCTGCGGCATCACCATCAGGTGCAGCTGGTGGTGACCTTTCAGGAACTTACCCAAATCCAACGGTTGCCAAGATTCAAGGTATGGCTGTTAGCGGAACCACAAGTCCGTCTAACGGAAGCCTTATGTATTGGGATAACCTTTCTCAGCAATGGCTTTTTACAAACATGAGTTCAACTCCTGGATTTGGCTCTATTGGTAATGGTTCAATTCTTTATTGGGATGGCGGTAAATACACTTTTACACCTTCGCCTAACGGTGGTGGAAACGGTGCGGTTCAATGGAATGATTCTCTAAAAAAATACACAATCGTCGCCATTGCAGGTTCTACGCCAAACAATGATGCGTGGAGTGCAAATCCTCAATCAACAGCCCTTCCGGTGGGAACTTCCCCAGTAGCAATTAACAGTGTTGTTTTTAATACAGATACATACGTTTATTCAAAGTTTTTAATTACTTTTTCTATGGGTCAAGCAAATGCTCAATCTGCTTCCGCAACTCTTTCTGTAAACATTATTGAAGGGCCAAGTAACGCCCTTGTTGCAAACTTTGCGATTGGTCAAGCATTAACAACCACTAGAAATACTTATTCAGGGTCGCTTGTTTATGTGCCACTTTCACCAGTAGTAACAAATTCAACAATGACAATGAGATGCAACTGGAACACAGGAACTGGTCAAATAAACTTCTCTACACTTAGTGTTGTAGGAATCGTCTAAGGAGGCATAATGGGAATCAACACAACAAGCGTAATTACTTGTGATGGATGCAAGACAGAAGTAATTAGCCCATCCATGATAAAATACTACTCATGGGAATAACTACTTCAAGTATAATTACATGTGATGGTTGTAAAGAAGTTCTTGACGGTGAGTCTGATTTCTTTTACCTTCAAACTTCAGTCAATGGAGAACCTAAATCTGCTTTTCCAGGGATAGTAGTGTTTTGTAATAATGATTGTTTAAAGACGTTTGCTAATTCACTTCCTTAGGAGAAACAATGACTGATGTTCGCAATAATATTGTAACTTGGGCCAAATGGGCTGCATCTAACCACGAAAAGTTTAACTACACCGAAGGACCACTACGCATGAGTGGCATTGGCAAGCCTGGCGTACTGCCGGTTAACGCTGACTGCTCTGCTTTTGTCACCCTTTGCTACAATTGGGCTGGCGCACCAGACCCAAACGCTCAATCGTACAATCACACGGGTTACACAGGAACTTTACTTGCTCATGGAACTAAAATTCCTCTTAACCAAGTTCAACCAGGTGATGTTATTGTTTATGGACCAGGAACCGGATGGCACACAGCACTTGTAGTTGACGTATCAGGCGCTAACGCAAAGAACCCTCTAACCATCTCACAT